TGCTGTGGCAGATAGAAGATACGGGCAGGGTCTTTGGTTGCTGGGTCGCCTTTGAGACGAAGACGCTCATGTGTCTCGTACCAAACTTCTTCCCAGTTCTGTACCGGCACAGCCTGCTCGAATGGGACGACGATGTGCCAGTGTGGATCGTTGTCACGATGCGACCATGTTGTGTAGGCGAAGTGTATATACGATCCGAGATCAGCATTCTCGAATGCTTCACCGTCAAGGTCGGCGACCAATGCCCAGATGTGCGACACATTGCGATTGCCACGAGTCGTGTGTTCACGGTAGGTGACTGGCGAGTACAGCGAACCGTCTGACTTGTTTGCTCGTTCTTGATGGTTGCCGAGCATGGATGCAAACTCCATCCATGATTCGGCGATGGTCTTTGGGTATATGGATTTGACCGATGGGAACCCGACGACCTCAAACATTGTGCAGACCTGTCTCAATGTATCGGCGAAGTAGTTCGGACACGGTCACATCTTCACGCTTCGCTTGACGCTCAATGACTGTCTTGAGTTCTTGATCAAGTCTGATTGTGATGGTTGGATATTGAGAAGTCATCGTGCGAGCAGTTCCGCTTCGTGTGCATCGTCTAAGCATTCTGCGCATGTGCCATCTGCGTTCATGCGACTTGCGTCGCAATGATCTGCACAGACAATGTTGCCTTGCTGGTCGGTGTATGTTTCAGTTGTCATCACATCACCACGATTGAATGAATGATTTCGTTGTCAACAATCAGAAGGTTTGCGTAGTAGACCTTGGTTCCCTTTGGTCGTTGTACTGCTGCGAAGTGTGTCCAGCCTGTTGTGCGCATGCTTGGAGTGTGTTCTTTGATTTCAATAACTTTCAATGTTTGGTTCTTGTGTTTGATTTGCATGACTACCTCCTTAGGTATGTAAGACAATCTAGCCACTCTGTAAGACAAACGCAACTATCTTTTCAAAGATTTTTGAGCCTTATCCTGTAAGGGTTTCAGCCAATGCCTAGTTCCTTGACCACACGATCCATGCCATCTAGGTATTCTTTGGCGATTGCGTTCTTACGTTTGCGGACGGTCGGCCAGAAGAAGTATCCCGACTGCCCTCGATGTCGCAAGAATTGCTTTGTCTTAGGTGTGGCTGCACCACCGAATTCCGCACCGAAGAACACATCGGCACGAGTCACTTTTGTTTTGCGTTTACTATTCGGACGAGACTTTGACACGAACGATTCTTTGCCACGCAGTTTTATTGTCGGGATGCGGTCGTTGCTTGCGCGTAATCCTTTGGCAACCTGTATTGCTTGACTGGCTCGACTGACCGTGCCTGCTTCGATTCTGACTTTGGCTTCTAAGTCTCTTGCGATTGTGTAGGCAACCTTGCGCATCTCTTTGTTGAACTGCGGAGACGCCTTCGAGAACTTCCGCAAAGTCTCAAACAAGTCCTTGACCACAACCGTGTTGCCTGCGACTGCTGCGGTGCCGGCACGACCGAGAGTTCCACCTGTATCGCCTGGCATATTTGGGAATGCTGAGAAGGCCATCACTAGATCCTTTGGTTCGGGTTCATCTTGACACTCTTCCAGCGCAGATAGCCGAGCATCGTGTACAGCATTCTAGGTGACTCTTGCAGAAGTAAAGATGGAGCGATGTGAGTCTCACACGCTAAGTATGCGATCAGCCAGTGGGCTGAGGATTCTCCAAAGGGACGATCACCGCAGAGTCGGTTCCAACCTCCACGCTCTCAACTGTTTCAATCCATTCTTCAAACTTCATCGCGGTCTTCTTCGTTCGCTTCTGCGAATGCCAAGCCAACCAGGCAAGGTCGGTCAACTTTAGTTCTGTTTGGAAGTTTGCAACGGAACGATTCTTCTCTGTTTCGAATGCGATGAAGTCGGCGAACTGTGCGGTCGCTTTCACGGTGACGTTGTCAAGCGTCGTGACTTCTAGGTTGATCTTCATTCTTACCTCCTGTTATTTGTTAAGAACTATGCGGTTGCTTTTGTGATCGTTCCGCTAATTGGCCAAGTGACATCGGCTGTGTTCAATTCACCGACAGCACCGTTGACTGGTGTCCATTCAGTGCAAAGAACCGAGAACGTGTAGGACGGGTTTGCGGTTGATACTGCGGCGGTGCCTGCTTTGATAACCATTGTGACAGCAGTTGAACCGATCAATGGGAAGATCAATCCATCAATCGCGTTGTAGTCGTTGTGCATAGACAGAGTGACCGAATTGTCTATCAATCCTGAGACTCGAGTGACTGCGCCACCTGAACCGAAGTTAGTTGTTGGTACCTCTGCAGCAGAAGTCGAGATTGTAATTGCTGCCACGCTTGAACTTATATCTTGTCCGTTGAGCGAGACTGTTGAGTTTGTGAGAACTAACTTTGCCATGATTATTTATCTCCTGCCGTGTCGGCTTTCGAGGTTGATTTATCCGCTACCGGAATAATGCTACCCGATTGCAGTAGAGAGTCTAGATGGTCAACTTCGTTGCCATCAATAGTGGCTGGATATTGTTTGTCTAAGACCGTGAAGCCTTGAACCACCTGGAACTTTGCCATGAGCTAAGCGTACACGACGACACGAAAGTCAACCGTTAGATAGGTCGTGTCGTTCGCATCGACTGTGGAGATGTTTGATGCCTCTTCCACGATCAGTGTCTGTGCGTATCCGCCTAGTGATGTGTCGGCTTCAATTGCTGCACGAATCCCGCTGTCGTAAGACAGATATGTGTCCATCAGGTTCTGTGCTGTGCGCTCAGCTGCACGACCAACAATGACACTGACCGTGAACACATGTGTGACCAGACCTGCCCGCATCGCACCGTGGTAGGTGATTGATTCGAGTGTCGGCCATGCGATACCGCCGACCGAAGGGTTCACCTGGTCGGGTTGCTGTGCGAATGCGCGAAGATTCGCGATCGTGGCAAGACGTGTCTGAAGTCCTGTTTTGAGTTCGGTGACTGTTGCGGTCATGCGAACATTCGCATTCGGCGATATGGCTCGACAAGTTGTGCGACGTCTGGGTCGAGTGCGCGTGTCACTCGTATCGCACCCAAGTCTCCGAAGCCGGCAACGCCGAGCGGTGAATCGTAACGCTTGAAGATTCTTGACGCCTGAATGATCACAGCTTGTGTGATCGGCTCAGGCACAGATGGCCAGCCGTAGACCGCGGTGAGTTGCACCAATGCTTCAAGTCCGAAGTTCGCGTTCAAGGTTGGGAACAAGAAGTCGCCGACTGCGCGAATGCGTGTGAACGGTACGGTGAGTCCGTCCAAGATTCCGTTGACTGGTTCTAGTTGGTAGTCGGTTGGTGTGAACGTGACATCAAAGTTGCCGTCCGCATTGGTTTGTGTTTTCAATGTGATTGCAGTTCCAGCGATGTCGTCAATCTCGCACACGAATGAATCGGCTGCGGTGAACACTCTCGTCGTCGCAGATCCGTATTGCCAGAACTGTCGGTTCGCATAACCGTCAATGAGCCGTGACGCTGCACCGGCACAGTTGTCTATCAGGTCGTCGTCTTGTGTGTCGGCGGTGCCGATACGAAGAGCAGCCTTGATTTGGTTGCGTGTGGCATAGCCGTTGGTGATTGCCATAGATTCCTATCCTACTCAACAACCAACAACTCAAGTGATGGCTGAAGTCTGAAGAATCTTACTCCATACAACTCACACAACTTGTTCACCACGACACCGAACTGTTGACGCCAACCATCCATTGAACCATTCGACTTGCGATATCCAGCGAAGTTCTCTTGCCCATCTAACAGACCGAGGTCAACACCGATCAGGTTGATTTGTGACGCGCCCATGTAGCAGGCGAGGTGCATTGCGATGTGTGCCGAGGTGCCACCAGTAATCAACACATCTGGATCAGTCGGCCAGTTGGTGTCAGGTTTCCAGAATGGTGCGTGTGGTCGAAAGGTGATGTGATTACCTGACCCGACATGAGTTGCGGTCATGTCGCCCGCTTCAAGGTTCATGTCTGGTGTGATGAAGATGCGATGCGGGTTTGCAGCGACATTGCCTGCGACAACTGGATGGTGAGTTGAATAGTTTGTCGCCGTGTAAAAGTCTTCAAGTCCGAACACGAATCCGACCTCGTTGATCGCAACCACAATCTTGCCTTCGAAGAACTGTGGTGTCACCCATCCCATGCTCGGACCAGATCCACACACCCA